AACATAGCGAGCGTCTTCTTCGTCCTCAAACACTGCTAAAGCTTTATCAAGTGCAGCACCAGTTGTAGGTGCGTCATCAACATATTGAGTTGCTTTTTTAGCCTCAACAACTAAGTCGTTGTCCACTTTGTTCGCAATAGCCAATGAAATTTGGTGTGCTGCTTGTCCTAATGGGTCTCCGTAACCAGATAATAAAGCCTCGTCTGTTACTTCGACACCTTTACCAGCTTTCTTGATTGTCATTGTAGACTTGTCAGTAGTTAATTGGTCTGGGACGATTGCTTCACCCTCAGTGATGTCTTTAGCATCTCCAGAATATACCCATTTAGCTACTGTTACTGTGTTTCCAGGTTGTCCTACTAACTCACGCTCAACGTAAGCTAAAGGTGTAAATTTAATCATTTTTGGTAACTTAGCTGAAACCATATCAGCTAGCACCTCTGGGTTTACCATTTGTGCAATTTTAGTTTGTGTCATATATTTTTATCCTTTCAATTTGTGATATAGTTCAGGGTTGTTTTGTAGTAATTCGTTTCTACTTTGATACCCCATTTTGTTGAATTGTTCTTTGGTAATCTCGCCTGCGGTAGTATCTTCCATCTTCTTAGGCGTTTTACCTTTTAATTTTTCGCCGACTTTCTTGTCAGCTAGTTCATTTATTAAAGCTACAAAGCCTTCTACAGCCTCCTGCGTTCTTTCTGCTGTATCTTTAACGACAATGCCTAGGATTTTATCATCCGCCACGATACCGCCTTCAGAAAGCATTTTTGAGGCTTCTCGCTCTAGTCCACTACGATTGATTTTAGCTTCCAATTCAGCAATGTAATCAGCTTGTTTCTTACGCTCATACTCAGCTTTCTGATTTTCGTTCATCTCACGTAGCTTTTTTGCTTCGTTCTCCTTGGCTTCCTGCTCTGATTTCCACTTAGCAAATTTCTTATCGATGATAGCATCGACATCCGCGTCCGTGTACTTCTTTTCGTCTTGTGGTTGTGGTGTAGGTTCTGCAGGTACCTTTTGTTCTTCAACCGTTTCGACTGTTTGTGTTTCTTCGTTCATTTCGAACCTCCTATTTTTAAAGTCGTCCCCGACTATAATTTCCATAGCTTTTAGTGTCTTCAATGCTTGGACAATAAAAAACCGTACGGGATTCCATACGGTTAGATTATTTTTTGATTACTTTAATCATTGTTTTTACAAACGCTATGATACATAGCGTCAAAAACAAAAATACCAACCACCCGAAAGCGATTGATACCCAATTCCAAATAAACATATTTTCACTTCTTTCTGAGTACAAAAAAATCACTTAGATTTCTCTAGGTGCTTAATGTTTTATACTATACTGCGTAATCAAAACCAATTTTAGATTTAATAGTATCGAACAAATCCAAAATAGACTTAGGAGTACCTTGTTTAAAAGATACAAGAGGCTTATCTTGATCTGGATAAACTCGGTCAACCCACTCGTCAATTTGATTATAAAAAATTAACAATTCTTTGTTTGGAACAGCCATTACTTCCATCTCAATACCTCCTTTACCTTTTCTAGTAATATCTTATCAATTACATCGTCTCCAATAACCCCAACTTCTGCAACAAGTTCATTGATATTGTTGTGATACATAAAGGCGTTGTACGCATTCAAGCTAATATTTTTCAAGTAACTGCGATCTATAGCTTGTTGTTGTTTTACGTAAGTAAATAAATTTGAGTTCAACTCAGCCATTGCTTGTTCGACACTATTATACCGCTCTTTGTTGGCTTTGTAAAATGCTTTAGCAGAATCCCAATGTTTTTTATGCGTTAGTTCATGAACCATGGTATCTTTAATGTTTTGAGCAGCAAAATAATTATCAGATAGAACTTTAGCAAATTCTATTTCCGAATGAAGAGCATCACTCACAAATAGAATATCCTGTTTGTAATCATACCCAGCAAAACCAGGAAGCCTTGATTTTTTCAAAAAAACAACTGTTGGGATTGAAAAATCATTTAATTCCATAAGGCTTGATTGGACATTGAAAACAGTATCTCTCATTTTCTTGGTGTTATCTTGCACCCAAAAATCAAGAACCGTTCTATTCAATTTCTTTGTTTTAACTCTGACATCATTTCCTACTACGAAAGCGCGTTGCTTAGCCATTAAGTCCATTTCAGCATGTAAAAACTCTTCATCTCTACCTAATCGCTTTGAATCTTTCCTAAAATGCGGAACCGTCGTGCATCTACAGTTAGGATGAAATGGTGGTGCGTTCAATGCTGGAACCATCTCTGACACTTTGAAGATTTTCCCGTTGAACGGTTGGCAAATCGGACACGCTTTTAATTCAGTCATAACCTCATACTCTTCAACATCATTGGTTTCATAGTTCGATTTCTGAGCCTCTGAATATACCCTCGCTGATTCGGTTACTGCTAACCGTCTAGCATATCCATAGGAAACATCAAACTCTTTTTTTAGACTGTTAATCAGAACGTTTGTGCCTTTACCTCTTAAAACAGTATCAGCAACTCCTTTTTTAACAATGTTTCTTAATTCGTTCTGTCTTTCCCAAACTCTAGACGACCACGTTGCATTGTTGAAATTGGCATACACGATAGAGTCAGCAGATATTTTTGAAGATTCAAAACTTCCGAGTGTCATATTCAAGACACCAGCACTAAATAGATTCTCACGTCTGAACGATTCCACCAAGTGTCTATCAATGATTTCAAACTCACTCAATGCTAAATCATACTGATGAAGCTTGATATTTGCTTGCAACACTTCTAAACGACTTGTTTTCATCTTCAAGTTATACAATCTCATCAAGTCATTTTCCGCTCTTGTGAAATCATCGCTTGTTACTTTCTGACCACGCTCTCTCAAACGATTAGCGCGCTCAACTAACTGCCTAGCTTTAAACTCGACATTTACCATGTCAAGCTTATCCGCACGTTGCTTAGCTTCTAACTTCGTGATGCCTTCTTTATCAGCATACATTTGCCAAAAACTATCGATTTCTTTTTGAATGTTGTTAGCGTGTTGTTGATAGACTCCCTGCAATTGATAAGCTACTCTCTTATCCGCTAGCTCTCTGGCTTTTTCTTCCGCTCGGTATCTATCCTCCCAATACTCATTAGTCAACATCGGCTATAACCTTCTGACTTTCGCTCATTTCAGCGTCTGAGTAGATTTTTTGTTTTTCTAAACGAGTCTCAAGGTCGCCCATAGCTTCCTCTTCACGCTCCATTCTTTGGATTTCTTTCTGTGGATCATCAATGATAGATAAAACAGACAGTTTAGTTTCCTCTGACACTTGCCCAGACAACTGCCCAACAATTTGAGCCTCTTCAAGAATGTTTCTAGGTACATTTCTAGTAAACGTGTAAGTCAATCCTGTCCATGCGTCCTCGTATACGGTAGTCAAAGGAACGCTAAACACGATTTTATACAATCTGTTAAATGCGGATTGTAATTTTCTATCTTTCATTCGAGCAAGATTATCCATAGCCTGTAATTTGAAAGCTAAAGCCGTACCAGACGAGTTACCGAACTCAGACTCAGACATATTGGCTACCATTGAGATAGCGAAAATAGACTCTTTCAATAAACTAATTAAATTCTCTTGCGTTGTATCTGAACTTGGTTTCTCAAGGAAAGCAACTTCTGGCAAAGCACCGTCGCCATTCTTCCATAGATTGAAAATTCTATTCTCTCTAATCTGACTAGCGTCTTCTTCCTGTAGCTCTACTCCTAGAACTTTCAAATAAGCGTCCGCAAAGTAGTCTACATCGTTCGCTTTTTCGCTTGCTGCTTTATTTAAAGCATTAATCAATGTTTTCACACTCTCGAAAATACATTGTCGCTCTTCATTTTCAATCAATTCAACTACTGGGATTGAGTTGTAAATGTGTTGAGTACGTTCACCGAACCTTACCGCCCCACCAGTTGTAAATGTAGCATCAATCAATTCGTCGTTTGTGATAACCTGTCCGACTCCTGTTTGATTGTTTTCATTAAACGTATATCTCACGGCAAATAATGCTCTTTCCTCAATACTGTTATCATGGACGATAAACATATTAATCGGACTATTGTATGTCGCTCTAGTTCGTTTATATTCATCTTGATACACATAAATAAAAGCATGTCCGAACACGCTTGACATTTTTGCAAGCTCGAACTCTGAGTCTTCCATGTCATTGATTTTACGGAAACTTGAGACAAACTCGTTCACGTTCTCGTCCTCATGTTTGATTTTAACTGGAACACCAATTTGATAGCCTGTAAACGTATCGACAATGTACTTCGCATAATTAAACACCAATCTATTGTCAGGCTTCCAGCTTTCTTTTTTAGCCATTTTCAAAACTTCGTGCTGAGAGAGATACATATCCTCGCTTTCAACATAATTCTTAACTAGCTTACTCATGTGAAGCCTAATCGCCTCAGTAACGACTTCTTCAGTCACTACATCGCTTGTTGTCGTAATGACTTTCCGTTTGTTAACAAAAACTTTTGCCAATTTTTAAAAACCTCCTTTGAATAATTTTATGTTTGATTTATATATTCTGTCTTGCAAAGCGTATCTAATCGCATCGATGCAGTGGTTATAGCTATCTACCGGCTCATTGATGTACTCATTTGTCTTCTTGTCTTTCTTCCAAGTGTAATTTTCAATCAGCTTCACACATCTTTCATCAACAATCCAATCGTACTGTAAGAGATACTGAATCCCCTGCATAACTGATCCAGGACCTTTCTGCACATCAACAACCCGAGGGATTCCAAGGTTCCTTAATTCCTGATTCGATTTCTTTTCAGCACTATCTGCTCGTATCTGCTCTTTGGCATATCCAAGCGCTTTGATCGCTTCTGCTATCTTGTCATTCGTCAATCCCTTTTTTACAAACTCCTCAACAGCGTATAAGCGCTTGTTAGCATCGTCTACCCTTACATGAAGCAAGGCTGACGGGTCATTGATAAAACCGTAGTCAAGACCAAAAAAAGCTGGCAAGTGCGCCAACTCGTCTTTATTAAGCAAACGTTTCTCATACTTTTGAAAAACTAGCTTGTCTAATGTCGCAAACTCACCTAAAGCGTAAATCTTGTAGTACGCTTCGTTTCTGTTGGCTAGTTCCTCGATATTCTCTTTAGTTAAGTCGTCCAAGAAACGATTATCTTTATACGTCGTTTGATAAACCACTGTATTCTTAGGACTCCTCACGAAAAAAGCATTATATACCCAGTTAGCTTTGGATACCGGGTTAAACATCAAATAGATTTGTTTTTGTTTATGCACTTTATCCCTTAAACGCAACGTTAGCTGTGTGTAATCATCAAGGGTAAACTCAGACGCTTCTTCCATTACCACGTCGGAAATGCCTTTGATAGACTTAATTTTCTCTGGGTTATCCATCCCTTTGAAAATCAACTCCGCCCCATTCGGTAATTCAATACGAAAGGCACTCATGTTAACCTTGCACAAATTAAGTATCCCAAAATAAGATAATGTCGCTTGAACATCCGCAAACACTGAGTCACGTACCGTAGAAGCAACCTTACGCAACACTAATATTTTTCGTGGTTTGTTCCATGATTTGAGCGCTTTAAGAATTATCTTTTGAAACACTCCATGGCTTTTACCAGACGAAGCCCCTCCGTAATGCACCTCTGTGAAGGTGTCGTAGTCAAATAGATGTTCGTAGATATGCTTATTAAAAACACGATTAGGACGATCGATGATGATGTTGATTTTCGGATTAGTCTTCGTCGTCATCCCAATCCCCTACTTTGATGTCGATATTCTTTTGAGTGATTTCTTGCCTATCCACGAACAAACCGTAACGCTTGCCAAGGTCAACTGCCGCACTCTTTCTTGTAGACACATTCGGTTTAGCCTCAACAACCTTTTGAGTACCTTCACCGTCAAGGACCAATAAAGGCTCTGTGATTTCACCACGCATGACTGCCGTTAAAAACTCAAGCACTTCTTGCTGGTCTGCGACACGTTCGGACTTTAGTTTTTCTAGCTGTTCATCTATATAGGCTTTTATGTTAGCCTTTGCAAGCAACCGACTTCCATTCGCTCTTGCGACATCATCGTTCTTAACATTCGGATAAGCCTTTCTATAAGCCTGAGTAGCATTCAAGCTGATGATGTACTCATCGGCAAATTTCTGTTGTTTTTCGGTCATCCCATTTTCCATCACCTCATTTCATTGCATACAAAAACCCCTCAAGCTGTAGGACTTGAGAGGAAAAAAATAAAGGATTCTAAACCACGAGAAAAGAATATCTCTTTCCACATCTTTTCACATCATAACTATATCATAGATTCATTAGTACTGTTCGGTACAGAGCAATCTTTTTTAGTACATCTTTCGATTTTTTTAACCGCTTCATCATGAAGAATGAATAGTGTAGTTTTAGAGATTTGTAATTCTTCAGCAATCTCATCCCAATTCTTAGAAGAAATGTATTTCATCCAAATGATGGTTCGTTCTTTAGAATCGTCCAATTGTTCAATTGCTTTAATCAGTTGATATTTCAAATCAATCAAGTTATCCACCCTTTGGTCGATGTACTCACTCAAGCTAATCAATTTGACGTAAGCATCGTCTTTAAGTCCTACTTTCGACTCTTGCACATTCACTTCTTTTAGAGAAGGAGATTTTAAGAAAGAATTTTTCAAACGATCTAACTCTTCTATTTTTGTTTTTATTTCCAAATCGATTAAGCGAATTTGCTTCAATTGATGTTTAATTCCCATTTTTCACATCCTCTCTAATCCGTTTCATTAAGGTTGACCCGAATTCTTCTGTATTCGATAAATAGTCAAAATACTGACTGAGAAAGAACCGCTCACAATCCGTTTTTACATTCCACGCTTCTCGATGATGCCTATTTCTAAAATGATTCTCTTTTAGATTCCAATCAGATTTTACAATCCCTTTAGACATCAAGTATCTTAAAGCTGTTTTGTAATCATCAACGGCTCTTTCAATGATTCCAGCGCATATTCCGTAATAACCTCTACTGTCCATTATTCACCTCACAATAGAGCTTCTAACTTATCGATTTGGAAACCGCTCCAGGATTTAGAATTGTCGCTAATTTCGTCATCGATAGCCACTACTGGAAGAGTTTGCCATCCATAATGACTCAATAATTCCAACGCTTCTGGATTTGCTTCTGTATCCACTGTCTCGAAGGGTATTTTGTTCTGAGTTAGCCACATCTTAGTAAAATTACATTGCATACAATTTGGTCTAGAATAAACTGTTATCATTTACTATCCTCCTTTGACGAAACAGCCATTCCTAGGATTTTTTCTGTATTTATTGTTGCACTTTTCGTCTTTCCTGTTGACATACTGACATAATTAAAAACTATTTCTTTCCCGTCATCATTCAATATAGTTACATTATCAAATTTGAATGTTTTTCCATTTTCTAAAAATAAAGTTAATTCCATTGTTATCCCTCATTGAATTTCATTGCTATTTTCTTTCCACACCGTTCACATCTACTGACGAACCAAAGTTCCCCTTCTGAATCTACATCAAATCCGAGCTTTAATTTGTGATGGTATAATACACCGCATAAAAACTGTTTAATTTTTGTAATCATTTACTATATCACTCCACAAACAGTTCTTTGATTTCGTCCCCAAACAATTCAATTGCACGTTCACAATCTGCTTGATTTTTAAAATAACCAAAATATAAAAAGGAATTTAATTCGATTGTCCACATAGCGTGCATTCCTTCTTCAATATTAGTAATCCCCCATTTTTTGTCTTGATTACTCCAATCAACCTTCCAATCCCTATTGCATTCGTCTCTGAACGATCTGAATCGTGTCAGTAGATTTCTGCGTTTGGCTTCTAGTTCTGCTGCTTGTTCAGTTTGGAATATGTTGCCTTGCAAAAATCTTCCATCATCTTCCAGAGAATCTACCCACTTTTCTCCACCAATTTCACCATCATCGTAAACAACCCAATGATATTCCCCATACTTATACGGGCATTCCATTTCCCATGTATCTTCCTCTTCATCAGGCGCTTTAACATCAGTTAATACTTTTGATAATTCATCAGCTAAATTAGCAAAGAATGCTCTGTAAGAATCTGCTGTTTTTACTAATTCTTCCAACAATTTTTCATCTTGTTTTTTATTTTCCATTATTCTCCTCCATAACTTCACGCAAAATTCCTTTTTTAATCGTGATGACTAAATCGTTAATGCCTTCTCTAGATACCCACGATGTATCAGCAGGAAGAGTGCAAAGTATATCGTATATCGCCTTTTCATAGGTCATCTCCGATTTTTCGTCTTTCGGTTGTTCGTTTAATACATTCGTCTTCTCTATTGTCGACAATGATTTTTCAAACCCAATCAGAAATGCGAAGCGTTCATTATAGCTCATCTCTTCGAGTTGCCCATAGTTGATATCTTCTTGAAACTGTTTCAACGCTCTGTCATACATCAACATATCCTTGTATTTACAATGTGTTACAATTAAGTAGTGAACATCGTCTTTTAATTTTTCAAATTCATCTTTAGTCAATTGCCTTCACCGCCTTTTCTAGATTTACCAAGTTTTCTACAATACGATCTCGAATATGAGCTGCAACTGAATACGGGTCTTTCATAAATTTAATCAACGTATTCGCATTCACTCTTAACGCTTTTGAAGCAGCTAACATCTTTTCACTCGAATCTTCAATCATCCCATGGATGTAAGTGATTGCTTCACCGTAATTCTCACCCATGTACTTAAAAGCCACTTTGTTAACTCGTTCTTGATACGGGTCCTTAACGATAGTCCCTTCGATAGAATGTTCTTTGATAAACTCTAAAACTTCATTTGGCGTTTTAAAATGCATCGCTTGTTTAATATCAGTTGTAAATTTATGCGTATATCTCGGATGACTCTTCGCAAGATATCCCATCATACTTGAGTAATCTTCGATACGTTGGAAGTACCATTGTGGATATTTAGCATCTCGAATAACATACATTTTTATCTTCTTCATGAGCATCGCTCCTTTACTATTTTTTCTTAAAAATTACCCAAGGTTACATGGTTACACGTATTTTTCAAAAACATTAAAATAAAAACATAAGAATGTTGATTTAATAAGCTTTTATACTTACAATATACTTTTTCTAAAAAAAACATGTAAACATGTAACTTTTTATATAAAAAGTATCTATAAACATTGTTATACCAACGTTTCTAAGGGTTACACGTAGCGAAAAAAACGTGTAACCTACGTGTAACTACATGTGGTAAAAGGTTACACGTAGACACCGATTTTACCCAAAGGTTACACCATACGTGTAACCTTTTTTTAAGGTAAAATTCTTTTATAACCTCTAGTTGTTTTTCCATTAACTTTGTACGATTGTTTTTTCCAATCTAGTAAATTGTCCATAATGAAACTAATCTTTCGAGATAGTTTTTGGTCGTTCGATTCCTTATGGAACAGATTGAACATAATCTCCCTGGTAGCTACTCGATTCATCGGTTGACCCCCTGAAGCCCAGTCAGGACTATTTGCAAAATATT